GCTACAATATACAAAGACAAAGTATTTTGCACAGATCAAACAATAAACCAAACAAACAACGATTACTATTCTGTTAACAGTGGAGAATATAACACAGAGGATAGCTTTGATAACGATTATATAATTTTATGAACGATTTACGGATAGTTAATTTAAGCAGTTACACAAGCCCAGAGATTATTGAGAAATCAAATAAGAAGTTTGTAGCTTACGGAAGTGACAATAATTTTTTTGGACATCTAATATCTAATTACGAAAATAGCCCTACTAACAACGCTATAATAAACGGTATTAGTCAAATGATTTACGGCAAGGGCTTAGACGCCTTAGACTCTAACAAAAAGCCAGAGCAATACGCTCAGATGGTTGCCTTGTTTAATAAGGACTGTGTAAGAAAGCTATGCTATGACCTTAAACTTATGGGTCAATGTTCTATGCAAGTTATTTACTCAAAAGACAGAAAGACAATAGCACAAGTAGAACACATACCAGTTGAGAATCTAAGAGCGGAGAAATGCAACGAAAAAGGAGAGATAGCCGCTTATTACTATTCTGATAACTGGCAAAAGGTAACAACAAGAACAGAACTTAAAAGAATCCCAGCCTTTGGGTATTCAAACGAAAATATAGAGATAGTTTACGTCAAACCTTACAGAGCTGGTTACAAATACTATTCTAGCCCAGACTATACTGGGTGTTTACAGTGGTGCGAGATAGAATCCGAGGTGTCGAATTTTCACCTCAACAATACTGCAAACTCTTTTAGTCCTAATACTTTTATACAGTTCAACAATGGCACCCCACCAGCCGAAGAGAGACAAATGCTAGAAAATCGTATTGCAGAGAAATTCCAAGGGACGTCAGGGTCTAAGTTTATACTTGCCTTCAATGATAACCCAGAAAGCGCAGCAACTGTAGAAACTCTACAAGTTAGTGACGCTCACAATACTTATCAATATGTAAGCGAAGAGGCAACTAAAAAAATAATGGTAGGTCATAGAGTTGTAAGTCCTTTACTTTTAGGAATCAAAGACAACACTGGTTTGGGTAATAATGCAGACGAACTGCAAACAGCAACTGTTCTTATGGAAAATACAGTAATTTTGCCATTTAGACACCTTTTAATAGACGCCTTTGATAGTATACTAGCTTTCAATAATATAGCCTTAAAACTATACTTTAAGACCCTACAGCCGCTTGAATTTACAGACCTTGAAAATGTAGAGGACGAAGAGACAAAAGAGGAAGAGACAGGCGTAAAACTCTCAAAGGACTTACCAGCAGATTTAGGAAGTGAAATAGCAGACGCCTTAATAGACTTAGGAGAGGACGAAACAGACCTTTTAAGCGACTTTGACGTAATGGATGAGCGAGAGGTAGACTACGACCAAGAAGAGGGCTTAGACGAAGTAATAACAGACCTAAACAAACCAAAAGAAAAAAGCACACTTGCTAAAATCTGGGAGTTTGTAAGTACAGGCAGCGCAAAGCCTTACAGTAAGAGCGACCAAGACGGTAAAAGCAAACAAAGTACAGAAGAGGGCAATACTTTTTTAGTACGGTATATGTACAGCCCACAGCGTTACAGTAAAAACTCAAGACCTTTTTGCATAAAAATGGTAAACGCAAAAAAGGTTTACCGCAAAGAGGATATTCAAGCAATGACTACAAAGGCTGTAAATAGAGGCTTTGGTAAGGGTGGCAGTGATACTTACTCTATCTGGTTATACAAAGGCGGTGCTAGATGCCAACATAAATGGCTTAGAAAAACTTACGTTCGGAAGGACGGTGCTAAGAGTTTAGGGGATGCAATCACAACTACAGAGGCAAGGTCAAGAGGGTTCAAGCCAGAGGCAAACGCTCAAAAGGTACCTGTAGCCCCCAAAGATATGAAATACAAAGGTTACACAGCGGAATATTGGAACAAAATAGGATTTAAGAACTAATGGCAACAGCACTTTTTATAAATAGAACAGACCTTGTAAAGAACTCTATCTTAGACGGCAACGTAGATACTGACAAATTTATACAGTTTATTAAGGTATCCCAACAAATCGACATCCAGAATTTATTGGGTTCAGACCTTTACAATAAGATAAGTGCAGATATTACAAGCGGTGCTAGTGGGGGTACTGGTTTAACTGGTAATTATTTAACCTTAGTTAATACTTATGTACAACCTACGCTTATTTGGTTTGCTCAAATGAATTATATACCTTTTGCGGCTTATAGTATTAAGAACGGTGGGGTGTTTAAAGGGTCAAGTGAAACAGCAGAAACAGTAAATAAAAACGAAGTAGACTATCTAGTAGACAAAGCAAGAGAATACGCGAATTATTACTCAACTCGCTTAGTAGACTATTTGCAGTTCAATACGGATCTATTTCCAGAGTACAACTCAAACACTGATAACGAT